TGTCACGCTTTGAATGATCGCGGTCAGCGCGTGGTTCAATCGCATGAATAATGGTGATCCATTGGTCAAGGGAACCCCTGTCGTATTGGTTCTGCACACTTGTCGAGCAGTTCTTGTAGCCAAACTCCTTGACGAGTTCGCTGACGGTTTTTTCAAATTCTCGGTACAGGGTGCAAACGCGACCCTGATAGTCAGTGGCAATGCAATACTCGCCACAAGTCACGGGGTACTGGTGGATGACATTAGTGAAGTCCGGCAGCACAATTGAGGCGGCCGTACCAAATGTCCCAAGTTCCTCGTACATTCCGTGTAGTGCGCGATAGGTGTTGGATCGTTGAAAGACCAACTGCATGCGCTTCGTGACATCATCAAGCCACAGTTTAACTGGCTGGTAGGAGTTCAACTCAGGGTCGGCGGTTCCGAGTCGAAACCACGGCCGCGCCGGCGAAGTTGCACCAGCCATCATCCCTGCACCGAGAGTTCGTAGGGCGCGAGTCCCTGTGTTGTCGTAGATGGCGTTGTGTCGGCGGTGTCCCTTGTCGCGGTCTTGGACGAAGTATCGACCATTGCGGGGCAAGATGAAGGTTGTCAACTCTTGATAGTGCGCCCACCAAGACGCTCGCTCAGACTTGAGTTGACCCCACCGAGTAAACAGCCGGTCGCGTGTTGGCGCGTTTTCGTACGAGTTGTTGTCGCCAGTGTATTGACTCATGTTTATCCACCCAACAGCGAACTGCGACCAAGCGCGAGTGAGTTCGGGTCAACGCCACTCGGGCCTGTCAGCATGGTTGATGACGGGCCGGTCTTGGCTGCTTGTGATGCTGCTGACATAATGCTGTTGATGTCAGGGGTGCGGCGGTTAGCGGCGTTGGTAACCATCTCGGATTGACGCTGCTGGCTGATCGCCTTTGAAGTGGCTGCTTGTTGCGCCTTTTTCTGCTGACGCGCTGCGTCCTGTTGCGCTTGCTGCCCTGCCATTGCAGATGCTGCCGAAACACCAACCCCAGCGGCGGCTGCGGCGGCTCCAACCGCTGCCGCGCCGACTGTTGCCGCTGTTGCTGCGGCTGCCGCGCCTGCTGCGGTTCCCGCGCCGGCGGCAATTGCGCCTGATGTACCAAGAAGTAAACCACCGATAGCGGTAAATAGTGCCATTAGAGTTCCTTTGCGTATGTTCGTTCGCTTGTTTGGAATCCCATCCGGGTGAGCATTCGCTCCACGGTGGTGTTGACCATTAGGTCTGACATCGTTGCTACCGTTGCGCCCTGTTCCTTTGCCCACGCCTCGTAAGCCTTGACAAGCAGGATGGCTGCTCGGCTACCACGGGCTTCCTCGTTCACCCACCACGCCAGTTCGTGTGCCATCTTGACACGGGGGCAGAACCAAATGGGGTTAACGATTGCGGCGAGCATGGCAACCACCACGCCATTGAGGTCAGCGACGAACATGCATCCATGTTCCATGATTGCATGGATCGCGGCTTCCAATTCCGTGTCGGTTGCGTTGATCATCGCTGCGTGTGGCGCGAAGTTGTGGAATTGCCTACTCATATGCGTAAGAACCTCCACATCGTCAATTGTTGCGCGGCGAATCGTCAGCATAAATTAGCCCTCAATGCATTGCATACGGGTACTAGACAACATGTTTGTACGGGTCATACTCTTCGTCTGACTTGTGCTTGCGCTTGTATTTGTCAAATAAGGATCGTTTACGAACCGGATATGCAAACGTCAACGCGAGCGCATCGGCAAGGTCAGGTGATGCGCCACCCTGCAAACGCTTCTTAATCTCGTCCTTTGACTCAAGGACTTTGCGGCCAGCCTGGTCAAACCAGTACACGGGCGTTGCCATCTCCTGCTTCAACGCCACATCGTTTGGGATTGATCCACCCTGCTCGATCCATTCCTTCATGCCCCACCACATCTCGGTGCGCCTGTTGACAAATTGGTCAGGCTGAATGGCGCGACCACCAAACGGCACTTCGATGGGGTCAAAGTCGAGTTGACGCAGTCGGTCGATGACCCCTGCACCAGCACCGCTGTCAACGAACACGGCATCCGGCTCCCATGATTCCATGACCGATGCAACGCGAGCAGCCAACTCCATGTTGTCAATGCCCCTGTACACAAGTGGCGGGTACGTCACAAGGCCTTGACGCTTGAAGATCACGCTGCGGTCATCACCAAACCGAGCAGGGTCAACGCCAAGGATGCGGGGTGAGCCTTCAATATCCTTGTCTGTATATATGCGTGTTGCTGCAAGTTCAGCGTCTGACAGGCTAATCAACTGGTCATCGCCGGCAGCGGCGAAGTCGCACAGGTACTCGCGAGCAAACGCAGTCTCGGGCATGTCGCGCTTCAGGCGTTCGACTTCCTTGGGGTCAATTGCCTGAGTGTCAAAGACCGTGTACCGGGCGGCGTTCCAATCGGGCAGCGTCTGTGCGCGGTAGTACAACTCGCTGAACAGGTTGATGCCTGACGGTGTCCCAATGAACATCGCCCAACCTTGACGGTCAGACAGTGCCGGCTGAATGATGTCGTTCCACACCTCCGGCTTGACCTGTGACACCTCGTCAATCACGCAGCCGTCAAGGCGCACACCACGCATTGCATCGGGGTTGTCGCCGCCAAATATACGGATGACGCACCCATTGTGTTTGAAGGTGACAAGCAGTTCGCCCTCGTTAATCTCAATCGCGTTCTCAAGAACAAGGGGCGCAAGTTTCTGTTTGAGTCGCGCCCAGGCGATTGCCTTGGCTTGCTTGAGGAACGGCGCAATGTAAAAGAACAGGCCGAGTTCCTGCTTGAACCTGATCGCCTTGTCAATAAGTTCCATGATGGCAAGTTCAGTCTTGCCGGCGCGACGATGCAGGGCAAGCACAGTGAACCTGCGCTTACTGACATGGCAAGTCCGTTGCCATGCTCTTGGCTTGTACTGCAAACTGACGGTGCGAGCCATTAACGCTCCGGAACGCCTGTTGCCACCATCAGGCTGATGCCACCGGAATGGTTCATGTCAACGCGCTCTGCCCACCGTGCGGGGTTCCACATCCGAAGGCACTTCATCCTGGTATCAACCTGCAAACGCCTCCAGGCGGCTTGTACTGCGTCTGTAGGCTCCGTGTCGCACAGGGTCTTGCATTCCTCAAGCATCGCCTCCTGACCCTTGTCACGGGCGACCTTATAAAGTGCGGCAAATTCCTCGTCCTCGTCCTTCCAATCGTGAATTGTTCGGACATCGGGGTTGCCCTTGCGCTTGGCAAACTCAAGCAGGGTTCCACCACTTGCCAGCCAATCAAGTACTTCCGCTGCCTTGGGGTTGTGCATGACCGGGCCGCGCTTGGGTTTGCCCACTGGTCGTTTGATCACAGAGGTACTGGGTGACTTTTTTGTAAGCGCGAGGGATTTGGGCGCGTCTTTCATAGTTGCATAATTTCTGTATGGTTGACTTTGACAGTTTGAACATTGACGCAAGTTTGCCGTAGGAAAGACCCCTTTCCTCCCGTGCATCTCTTATGCATTGGACTGCATAATCTGAGATCCGTGCGTTGTGGTGCGATTGCCCGATGCGATAGCCGTCCTCATTGACAGCGACGATGGCTATACGCTTGGTGATCATGTGCGTTTGCGGAGAACGATGTCGAACCCTGCCGCGCCAGCAATGGCAAGCGCAGAATCAAATGCTGGCTTTCGTTTCCCGATGACTGTGCCTGGTGTACCGAGCAAGCACCTCACCGTGTGCGCTCGGAGTATCCCTGCACGATCCATCGCAAGCGCAAGTTCTCCGCGTGTCGATCCTTGCGACTCAAGTGTCTCGCGGATATGCGTTTTAAATTCGTCGTAAGTGTTTATCGTCATTTACAGCAGTATATCAGTCAATCTGTTTCCCAATATACGAGATCACCACGTTTGTAGAATTTCATCTGATCAACGTACTTCTTGGTGTCAACGAAGTGCTTGTCCTTGACAGTAAAGTGGTTGTTTGGCAATAGCAAGAAGTAACCTTCATCAGCAATGATCAGGCTGAGTGGCTTGTGTTCTGCGGGGTAACGTGAGTAACCGTCAGCCCAATCAATCACAATACCTGTGTGTATGCCTGACGTTTCAGCGCGGAACGCGTTGACAGTCAGACCTTCAAGCGCATTGAATCGCACTGCTTCGATGTCATTACCCATTGCACCCCACGGCTGCGAGGAGTCATCAAAGTCAGGGTCAAACGATTCGGTCGTTGACAGGGCGTGAAGCGGCAGTCCTGACCAGTGCGCTCCGGACGCGAGGATTACATGGCAAGACAGGTACTGACCGGGTCGTGCGTAGATGGCGTGCCACATACCGGGCGTTGTGCCGGCTGGCATGTTCGGCCCAAGAAATTGGTTGTCAACTTGCACATAGAAGTGGTGGGGTAGGTTGGTGTGTCTCATTAGTAATCTGGTGAGGAATCGTCAAAGAACCATAGCCACACACCACACGCGGCAAGGAAGAGTAAAGCAATTGGTACAGCGCAAAGCGTATGAATCATTTCATCTTTGATGGTACGGGTCTGCGTGACACTTGAGCCATACGCGGCGGTTCTTTGGCGTTAGGGTCTTTCGACCACTCTGTCAACAGCGCAACCTTCTCAGCAAACCAATAGGTTTCTTGTATGTACAGCGCGTATTCCTCGCGGTAAATCTTGAGGATGGGGTGAAACACCTGTGCGCTGGTGCGGAACGGGGTTGCTTGGATGACGATGCCGTCTTGGTCAACGGCTACAAACCCGTACTTGGTTTGGCCGACAGTAAAACCTTCATGTTCCAAGTACATGACTGCTCGCAGGATCTTGGTCTTGTTGCGGGTGGTTGCGTAGTTCATGCGTATCTTTTCTTGCGAACGTGTTCAATGGCAACGGCAAGGATTCGGCGCGACTCAGGTACATGACCGATGAAGTCGTTCACGCGCTTAAGTTCTTCGTTCGTCACGTTCTTAAGCATTTCCTCAGCCCACACATCCCATTCAGCAAACTCTTTCGCGCTGATCGGGGTGCAACGCTGTAGGTCATTGCGGGTCTGCTCAACCTCGCGTTCACCTACCAGGTTCTGTGGGATCAGAGCGCAGTACGCCTTGTGTATCGCTGATATATCAGGCTTTGAGTCGCGGACTAGACGGTGCTGGCGAATGCATCCTTGCAGTTTGTCTTGATGCAATGACCCCCACTTCTCGTTCAAGATGCTTGACAATACAGGCTCAAGTCGCCACTTCGGCCACAGTTCGTCCATCAACTTTCGATTGTCCATCCATGTGATTGTTGTCATACGCGAGAGTATATACATGTATCAAGATTCGCGCAAATCTATGCGTGTTACAACAACGTGCATACAACGTGATTTTTTTTGATTTCAGCGAGGCTCAATGCCGGTGCTAGAGCGGGGATGAAGATCGGAAGGGAAGGACGAGATTTTTCAAATCTCTTTCAATCCCAAACCTTTGCAGCCCAGCGGGAAGTGCAGGAATACCATGACCCCACTTTCGTGAGGTCAAAGGGTTCAGCCCAGCCGGAGCCGTGCGAGGTTTCCCATGCAATGCGTCTTACCATTTCGTTGGGGGATCAGCCAACCGCTTACCGCATTGAGGAGCGCAGCCCGTAGGCTGGCGCGGGGTAGAGTCAGGCTCCCGCGTCTTTCATCCCTGATCCCCTACCGTGCCGGGATCTGTTTGCAGCATTGTTGACACTGGTGTCAGGTTCGGTACAATGCGACCGCGCAGGAATATAAGCGACCGCATCATAGCACCCAGTGCGAAAGATGCAAGCGCATGAAGCGGAGCAGACTTCGGTTTGCTCCGCTTCTATTTGGTATACTCAAGTCCCCCGGAAGCGCGGCGCGTTGATCGAAAGATCCGCGCCGTGTTTGTTTCCGGAGCAGGAAATACAGGCGAAAGTGGAATGTTGACGGCATCGACACAGCCGGCAAACTATGTCGATCTGCATAAACCTATGAATAATTTGAACCTTTATGCAGACAGCAGCGCGTTGCCGCGCCCTGTCTTGTCGGTAGGTTCTGTTACCCCATTGCCTGGGAAACGAGGGGCGTACCTTTCGGCCTTGTGCCTCGTTGCAAGTGGGAGTCTCACCCACATCACCGCTCAAACAATATACCTCTAAATTTTGTCAACAAATTCATGTTGATGGCGTTGACAGCCGATATACGGGGGAGTACCTTGTGTCAATCAATGACGCGTGTCACTGATAACGCAAGCAGTTTGAGAGGACTGATCGTGACTACCAAATTCAAAGTTACCGTTACTGACGCACAAATTAACCCGCACCTTGCTCGCATCTACTGTGACGTTCTTGTCGCCGCCGCTCGCGAAATTAACGATGCTGTCAGCCAGCGCGTGATTCGCGCTCACAACGAACGCGCTTGCGTTGACGTTGACAACGAGTTTGCATTTGACGCTTGCATTGACGAGATTTACGCCGCCGAGGCTGCGTTTCTTTGCGCTCACCGCGACACGGAGGTGACCCTGTGACCAAGCAAATCCTGCAAATTGACGT